TCAACAGCTTGACAAAACGCTCAAAAATGTAGACGGTCAGGTCGGGCAGTTCCAACGGAATGTCGGTAATTATCCGAAAACTTTTGCAAAGGTCACACGATCACTTTTGCAGACTATTCCAGGCTTCGAGGCTTTTAATTCGACACTAAGAAACGGAGAAGGGCAGCTAACTGGCTTTGGTAAGGCTTTAATTGGTGGTTTTGTAGCGTTTCAGGCTGCGAAGTTGATCGGGCAGGCGATGAAAAGGCTTGACGAATTCATAAGCAAAATAAACGAAACAAGAGAAACGGTTGCAGAGTTTTCTGGTGCTTATGGTACCGACCTCGACAAGCTCACAGCAAGCACAACGGCACTGGCTGATACTTTCGACACGGATGCAAAGACAATCAGTAAGGCGGCAGAGGCATTGAGTAAGCAGCTCGGCATCGGTTTTGAGGATGCGCTTTTGAGATTGGAAGGGGCATTAGTCGAGGGGCAGGGAAATGCGGACGACTACTTAAATAATATTGCGGAATTTCCTGCAGCTTTTAAGGCTGCCAGCGGTGGTGTGACTGAATTTTCGGAGCGAAACAGAAGTTTACTAAATACAAATAAAGAACTCGCAGCGAGCCAAGTTGAGGTCGCTCAGAAATTGCAGGGTGTAAACGATACGTTTAAAACAGCTGGTAAGGCAGTTGAAACTGGTTTGTTCTTGGTACTTGCAAAGCTGATTGAAATATTCAGACCAGTAGGCGATGCTTTCACGAGATTAGGACAAGCTTTTGCTCCTCTATTAAAATTATTTAAATTTGGTGGTGAAGAAACCTCAACTTTCACTAAAATAATCGAAGTATTTTTATTTCCTATTAAAGTTTTGGCTGACCAGCTTGTCATTATTGCGGAAGGGATAGCTTGGATGATTAGGGGTTTTGTTGACTTTATAAATCAGTCACCTTTTTTACAATCAATATTCGAAGCAATAGGTAACGGCATTGCGCAGGTTTATGAAGGGATGACAAATTTGCCTGCAGTCTTCGCTGGGGTTGTTGCGGCATTGAAGCAACTCGGTACTAACTTTGTAAACTTTTTCCAGTCTTTGTATTTGGATGCTCAAATATTCGGAAAGCAGGTACAGCAAGTTTTTGGGGCCGATGTACAGGGAGCTATTGACGATTTAAGGAGACGCAGGGCGGAAGCAAATAAAGATCAAGGCACTTTGTCCGATGCATTTAATAAAGCATACGAAGAAAGCAAAAAGAAGTCGGATGCAAAGAGGGAAGCCGATGCAAAAGCAGCAGCCAAAAAGGTTGTAAAAGTTGATCGGGATGCAAATACCGCAGCTATAAAAAATGCTCAGGATGCCGCCAAAAAGTTAGCCGAAGACCGTGCAAAGTTTCAGGAAGACGAAGTTAAGCAAGCCAGACAACGTGCTGCTCTGTTAGCGGATCTCAGCGCTAAGGCAATTGAGGAACGCATTAAAAATATTCAAGACGGTTACGAGAGGGAAGTTGCAGAGATTAACAATAATTTTGAAAAGCAAAAGGCGGACCTTAAAAAGCAGTATGACGATTTAGTTATCGCAGCTGGAGAACGTGAAAAAGAAATTGCAACTACAATCGGGAAAGAATCTGCGGAACTACTTAAAGTGCAAAAGGATAACATTATCCAACTTGAAGCGGTTGCAAAGGCTCAGGCGGAAATCCTTATTCAATATGAGCAACAAAAAACAGATGCCCTTAAAAAGGTTAATGAAGAGCAAAGGATGTCGGAAGTGCAAAAAGCTCAAGAGCAGGTCGAAAAGCTCAAAGAACTTCGAGATATGGCACTTAGTTCCGAACTTGACTATATCGAGCAACAAGGCGAATTAAGGGAGCTTAAAAACCAAGAGACGCTCAACAAGTTATTAGCTCAGGAAACGGACGCCAAAAAGAAAGAGCAGCTGATAAAACTGGCAGCGGAGCAGGAGACAATTAACAAGATAGCCAATATTAGAAACCAGATACAAGCGTTAAACGATGCGGAGGCTCAACTATTAGACGAAAACGGAAAATTAAAGGTTGGAATTACTCAGGCGGAATATGACGAAATTTTATTAGCACGTCAAAAGTTATTTACTGATTTATCGGAGGAGGAGCGAAAGCAGACTGAGGACGTAAAGAAAAATGCAGATGAGCAGGCAAAAATTAAGCAAGACCAATTCGAGCAGGTCCTCGAATATTTTAACGAGGGGATTGGTTTAATCGGGGAAGCTTTTGCAGTTGCAAACGAAAGACAGCAAGCCGCATTCGATGCTGACATTGAAAGGAGCCAGCTAAGACAAGAGAGATTACAGGAGGAGCTCGACAATAGCTTTGGGCTTAGGCGTCGATACTATGAGCAACAACTCGCTGCGGAGGTTGCTAATCAGGCAGCAATAGAAAAGGCAAGGGAGGAAGCCGCAAAAAGAGCAGCTAAAAAAGAGAAGGCAATTGCTATAATTCAGTCTATTATTAACACGGCTTTAGCAGTTACAAGAGCCTTTGCAACTACTGGAATAGCTGGGGCGATTGCTGTCGGTATTGCTGGCGCTGCACAGACTGCTATCATTGCAGCTCAGCCACTCGCTCGGGGCGGAGTCGTTGGTAAGGGTGACGAGATAGTCCAATTTGCGGACGGTGGCAAAGTTACGAGCAGGGGCAATATAAAGCCTCTCAGTAATGGAGATAACGTACTGGCAACACTTAAAACTGGCGAGGTCGTACTCAATCAAGATCAACAAAGACGGATAGGTTACTCAACTTTAAAGGCGGCACGGATACCAAACTTTGCGCTCGGTGGCGTGGTGGGTGCTCCTTCTGCATTCCTGCAAGATAGTCTCAACAGAGCAGGCGAGGAGCAAAACAGATTCAAAGTCATGCAAGACCTTGTTTTAGAAACTCAGGGACGTATTGATCGTTTGCAGGTTGTTTACACTGCGAGCACAGATGACGACGTTGAAAAGGGAAGGAGCGAAAGAAAAGAAATCAGAGCGACAGCATCATTTTAAAAATTATCCTTATGTATATTAGAGAAATACCAGCGGAGCACCTGCCAGAGGTTCGAGAAATTATGGAGCGCAATAAGACTTCAATGCTTATACCATACCCAGACCTCGAAAGAATGTTTTATTTTTACTATCGGTTTATTAAGGTATTTCAGAGGGGCGAGAATGTAGAAAAGCGAATGAAAAAAGATTTAAGTTGTCCAGCATGCAAAGGAAAGGTTATTATGTATTTTAGAAATTTAGAGCTATGATCATAAACCTAACGAGGGATAGGCAGAAAAATTCGAGGCGCTTATTTTGTCACTTATTGGCGGCTGAACTGCAGGAAAAGCTCGGGGAGATACCAAACCTTCAGGCGATCATATTTTATTTGCTGAAGTACAATATAGTGCGACAATCGGTAATAAATCGCTATGTCGTTATTAAGGTTTATCCAGAATATTTGGAGCGGTACGGCAAAAAAGCTATTGCAGTGACTGAACTCACAAAGGTTTTGCCAGTGGAAGAGACAGCAATTTATCATATTTTAGGCAATCATGCAGCCTATTTTCTGCCGAATAAGTTCGATTTTTAGGCGAAATGAAAAATAATTTACAATTTTCAGAAAGTTTTTTGCTAAAATGTTCTTTTATTTAAAAAGTAGTTCTATCTTTGTATCAACATACAACGAAAGGGAATTATTTAAACACTATTAAAAACTTCAAGATTATGCCACAGTTCAATATTCACACACCAAAAACACAAAGCGACATGAAAGCAGCAAGATTAAGTAAAACTACTTTGCCAGTTGGTATTATCGGTAATAATTGTTTGTTTTCTTATGGTTTTGATGGTAACACATATTATGTTACTGAAGGCATTTTACAATATTTTGTTACAAAAATGCATCTATCTTTTGATGAAGCTAAACAGCTTTTTAATGCATTGACTTTTATTGATGCATCCGAGCCTAATACAAAAATTATAAACCAAGCTATTAAGCAAGGCAGAAAAAATAATTTATCAGAAGATAAGTTGTTCTGGCACTTAGTTGATACTTTATAACATCAAGGTTTTCGGTCAACAAACAAAACCGAACTTTTTAAACTTTAAACCTTATCATTATGAACTTTTATTCAATGCCAATTTTTGAGAGCAAAAACAGCACAAACATTGTTAGAAATGTAAGCTCAACCCAACTAACAGAATATGTTTCTCAAGCATATGCAAAGCGTATCATTAAAGCACAGCGAGACGGACAATTATGGGGGCTATACCTTACAAAGACAGGAAGATTAAGAGCCTCAATTTTGCCATAACTTTAAAAACTTACTACTATGTTTGCCTTCGCAGAAATCACACACCACTCGCTCGAGACTGGCTACACAAATCAATTACTTTTTGTTAAGGTTGTGGAGTTGACACACGAAAAGAGCCTCAACAAACGTGCTATTATTGAGTATACATACAAAGGAGAAAATTTGCGGCACTTTATACCCAGAGATAGGCTCATTGCTCCAAATATTGTACATAGTGAAGTATTATTTTATCATTATGCATCTGGCTTTGAGTATTGCGTCGAAGTTAGAGCAGACTTTTTCAAGCATCCAGACGAATGTTTTGTTAATATGACAACTAAACATTTGATAACTGAGCTTAAAGTCAACGGTCACAAAATGGTAGACGCTGCAGAGGCTGCAAAGTACATGAATGCAGATCAGCACGAACTCCAAAGAAAAATATTGTCGAAGTTGGTCGAGTATGTCGATGAGCTTCCTTTCTAAACACTTTTTATCATTTTTAAAAACCTTATTATGAAAACTTTATTTTTTATCCTGGCGCTCTCAGTTAGCGCAATGGCTCAACAGCAAGACACTTTGTACTGCATCCAGATTATGAGCACAAAGACTCCGCAATATATCAGAGCCGAGCAGCTCGCTATGTGTACGCTCGACAAAGCTATGGTTGAGCAGGTCGGAGATTACTATCGGATCTTGTTTGTTTACGAGACTGAAATGGAAGCGGACTACATGATCGCAACTTGGCAGAGGGCTCACAAAGACGCTTTTATCTGCAGACGTACAAAAGAGCAGGTTGCTACTTTTTACCCTTTTATAACAAAAGATTGAGAGATATAATCACGGTAATAGTTTTGGCGATCTTGGTATGGCAATTATTACGCTGCGAAGTTAGGCAGGAATATAAGGCACCAGAGCAGTCTTTTAATGGCTCAGACACTTTAAAAATCTTTTTTGTTGACGATTCCATCACGGAAATAAAACCCTTAAAATGAAACAGACAGCAGTAGAATGGTTAATGCTTGAAAAGGCATTAGTTGGATATATTGATGATGAAATGGTTCAACAAGCCCTCGAAATGGAAAAAGAGCAAATAATAGAAGCTCACGGCTTAATTGCTAAACTCCAAGAGGATGGAAGTCACAAATTAATTTCGGGAGAAACTTATTATGATGAAACCTACAAGCCCTCTGCTTAGCGCTGAGCATGGACCGAAGATAATACTACTAAGTATTCCAAATCGTATGTTGGCACTGTTAGCGTTCAGGGGATAATTTAAAAACGCATTTTTACTTATTGATACTTGGTTTTGGTAGTTCCAGAAGGGCAGGCCGCTAAACAAAAACTTATCTGACAGCTGGAAAGACAGCATTTTAAAACTTAAAGACAAATACAAAATGAAAAACCTACTAGCATTTGTATTATTTATTGCAGTGATTTATTTAATTGCAAAATCTTGTGAACCATCAAATCCTTATCAACAAGGAATGCATTGGGATTATAGTATAGAATGCGAAAATGGTTTTGTTTATAAGGTTAAAAATAGAGCTGCTATGCAAATATTTAATACCGATGGAACACCTTTAAGATGTGGCCATAAAATTTATTAACTTCAAGCCGAAACACAATGACAGAACTAACAATTGAAATGGCAAACCAAATGCCTTACATTGATTGGGTTAAACATTTTAGGCCCGAATGGACAGATGAGGAATGTGAGTTCTATATTTGGGAATATACTTGTTTTCCATTACATTTTGCAGAAACAATCAAACAGCTAAACGAGCAGCTTTTATGAAATACATTATTCTATTTATTGCGGCTGTAATTATCGAAATAGCAAGTACGTTTTATATTTCAGCTGTTTCAGATAGGCAGCTTTTCCCGATGGTCTGGTGGGCTTTTATAGGACCTTTCTTAGGCTTGCCCTTCCTTGCCTATCAAATCGAAGCAAAGAACAACTGGCAGCGCTTTAAATTAGCTTTGTGTTATGGCTCTGGCTATGCCTTAGGAGCAGCATTGGTAAATATTTTTTTATAACCTAAATCCTTATTTTTATGAAAACTACAATCTTGATAATTACAGCTTTTTTGTTTAGCTCTGCCACCTTCCCAGCGCTAAAAAAGCAACCAGCTCCAAAGCATATCGAGCAATACATTGACAAGTATTTAAAGACTGCAAAGAAGGAAGCGGAGCTCTTTAATATACCTGTATCAATAACGCTGGCTCAGGGAATAATCGAGAGCAATTGCGGACGATCAAGTCTGGCAAAAAAGCACAATAACCACTTCGGGGTGAAATGGCACAAAGGCAGAAAGGAAAAGTATGCAGTTTACAAAGACGACACTCCGACGGATCGCTTCGTTGTTTATCGCTCAGCTTGGTGGTCATATCGGGACCACTCCAGATTATTAACATCAAGGCACTACAGGCACCTGACAAAGCTCAAAAGAACTGATTATAAAAGATGGGCACGAGGTTTAAAAAAGTGCGGATATGCAACTCATCCAAAATATGCCGAAATACTTATTAGTGTTATTGAAAAGTATGAGCTTTGGCGCTATGATTTGAAATAAAGATTTATATTTGTGTGTGTGTTATAATTACTTTGGTTTTTTAGTTTAGCCGTTACTCTGCAGGGGGTAGCGGTTTTTTTATTTTATCGTTTTTTTTTGAGTAAATACGTGTTTATTTTTGTTCAAAATCTATAAATCAATGTTTGAATTAAACATTTTCGGCACAATAGGCAGCAAAGACACCGAAACGAAAGACACGGTAAAAAAGGCTTTAAACGAGGCAGGCGGTCAGGACGTGCTCATCAATATATCGAGCTCAGGCGGTTCTATTACTGAGGGTGTGGCAATATCTGAAATCATTGCTTTGTATCCAGGCAAGACTACAACAAGAGCAATAGGAATTGTTGCCAGCGCTGCGACTATTATACTAATGGCAGGTAAGAAAAAGGAAATGACTAAAAACTCCTTTTTTATGATGCACAATAGCTGGGGCGGCGTTGAAGGAAATGCAATAGAACTCGAAAAGACTATTCAGATTTTAAAAATGTATGACGAGCAAATGGCAGTAATTTATACGGCTCAGCTCGAAAGCAAAGGAAAGTTGATCGGAGGAAGCAAAGACAAGACTCTGGAGGAAATTAAAAAAATGATGTCGGCAGAAACTTGGCTCACGGCAGACGAGGCGCTCGAGATGGGCTTTATTGATATGATAGTCGAAGAGAAAAAAGACGAAAACTCTATATATGAAGAAACCTACGCAATGATCAGAGCGGAGGCAAAATTTAAAAACATTCCAAATAAAATCAAGAACAGTATGCAAGTTGAAAAAAAGACTTTTCTCCAGCAACTCGCTGCAATGTTTGGTTTTAAGGCAGAAATAACTGAGCAGGAAGTCGAGACGGCTCCCGTTGTTGAGGAAAAAGCCGAAGAGCCAGCAATTGAAGCAAAAGAGGAAGTAAAGAACGACGACAAAGCCGAATTGGAGGCAAAAATCGAAGCTCTGGACAGACAGCTCGAGGAAAAACAACTCAAACTCGAAGCTTTGGAGGCTGAAATTCAGGCGAAAATTAGCTATAAAAGCGACGTAAAAGCGGAAAAAACTGCTGAAATCGGTTTCACTCAGGAGCAGATAGTGCAGGCTTCAAAATTTATTAACTCACTTATCAAAAACTAATATAAAATGTCATTCAATAAAGAAAACTTTTTTGTTGAGGGGAACTCAGAAGAGTTCTTTTTCAGCCGTACCAATCCACTCGCAAACGGTGCGAACGCTGAGATACTAAAAATTGAAAATTGCGGAGGCTCTTGCGATCTTCAACTTGATTTTAGCGCTGCGACTTCATCTGGTACAACTACTTTCACGTTTAACTCTCCGACAAGCGGTTACACTACAAAGTATATTAAAGTACAAATTACAGACGGTGCTGGCAATTTTGTTACTGGCGTCGGCACTGGTACTGTTTCAAGTATTGCAATAAATGTCGGTACATTGACTGGAAGCGATTGGTCAGTAATTATTGAAATTGCAACTGGCGATATTGATATTTTAAGCTGCGATTGTGTGAGAAGGTTCTCGTTTGCTTATGATGGCGGAACTCTTGCAATTGATACAGAGGCGCTCTGGGCTCCAGTGCTTAGAATTACAAACGTGGGCGGAACTACAGCAATAACTACAAAATCACTCGGTTTGACTTTCCCTGCAAATGGTCCGAATATTAACTTTCAAGTTGAGCTCGAAAATATCGGAAATACTGTTTTGGACATTGGCACAATTACGGTATCGTCTCAGGTTTTATCGGCATCAATTCCAACTTTTGCGGATATAATTTATCCTGGTCAAAAACGTACTTTGTCAGCGGTTGCAAATGGAAACTTGTCAGCTGGCAATAAAACTGGAAGTATTGTAGTAAATAGCAACGGTGGTAATATCACTTTGGCTATTACTTACACTGTAGTATAATTTTTTTCAATTAACAAAATTAAAATTTTAAATATATGGCAACATTTGAAGCAGGTCAATTCCGTATCGGATTGGTTGGCACTCAGGCTCAGGAAATGCTTTTCAAACCAGTTTTTTTTGACGCTGAAATCGAAGATATTTTCGAGACAATGGTACTCGTAAACAATAAGCAACAAATTGGCTACGTTGGCGTTATGGAGGATATTATGCAGCTGTCAGGCGGTTGCGGTTGGACTCCAAAGGGTGCACTCGGATTGTTTGAAAGATGTATCGAAGTAGACGAAATCAAAGTAAACCTCGAATTGTGTTATGATGAATTTGTAGGTACTGTTTATAAGCAAAAGCTTAAGGCAGGAACTCAGAGCAGCAACTTGGAAGGCACTATCTTTATGCAAATTCTTATGACCCGTATGGTTCAGGCTCTCCGCAAACAAATGTTGAAAGTGGCTTTCTTTGGAAACAAGGCAAGCGTAGACGATGCTGTAAATATTACAGACGGTATGTGGTCTGTTTACATCCCGCAATTGGTTGCTAACAACTTGGTTCCTTATATCAATTCAAACTCAGGTACTCCGCTCGGTGCTGGCGATGGTATCGACTTATTGACTGCAGTTTGGGAAAATAGCACAAATGTACTTTCTGCAGTTCCTGAGGCACAAAAAGTATTCTTAGTTTCTGCTAATGTTTACAGACAATACCTGCAGGATCTACAAAATAATGGTGTAAGCTCTGCGGCTCACTTGACATTGTTAACCAATGGCGCTCAAAGATTGACTTTCAACGGAATTGAGGTTAAACCAATGTACGACTGGCAGCAATACGCAGACAGCTACTTAAATGTTCAGGATGCTAACTTTGTGCTTTACACTGAAAGAACAAATTTCGTTTTGGGTACTGACATTGCTAACCCGATCAATCAGGCAATGGCTTGGCACGATATGGAAGAGGAAAAATTGAAAGTGAAATCACGTTTTTATCTTGGTTTCAACTACAAGCACTCAGACCTTATCACGGTTGCATACTAATTTTTTAACCTAAATAAAAATATAACTATGAGCTGTTTAACAACAGGTTTAACAATAGATTGCGCTAATGCCTGCGCTGGTGGTTTGGCAAAGTTTTGGGTCGCTTCGAAAGAGGATGTATCCGCTTTGAATATCACAGCTGGCGAGATTGACACGATCACAATGGTAGGAGCGACTAAATTTTATGAGTTCGAACCTTACCAAGAGACTGCCAACTTTACCGAGACTGGCGAAAGAGTAAACTGTAATACGGTTATTACTCAAACTTTAGTTGCTATTTTTCCGTGTCATGCTTTGGCAACGAGAGAGGCAATTAAAGAGCTGCAAGATTGTTGCTGCGGTTTTATCGTAATCCATGAGGAGAACAACGGCACTCGCTGGTTGTGGGGCGCTCCAGATGCTTTGACAACTTTGGGCATTGCTTACCCTGCTCAGCTAACAAATTTCGAAACAGTTACGGGAACAGCAATTAACGACCAAAACCAGTCGACTATTACTTTAACATCGCGTGGTACCGTTCAAGCTATTCCGCTGGAATCAACAGTTACTATTCCAGTCTAATAATTGGATTTTGGGGAAATTCATACGGAGGGGGAGGGTGTTTATCCTCTCCCTTTTTTAAATTAAAAATCTGTTTTTATGTTTAAAGTAAAAGAAAAATTCATTGATTGTACGGTTTATAATACGAATTTTAACGTACATTTGTCAAAAGCAACGCAGGAGCAGCTCGAGCACTTATATCATATAGGTTTTAAAGGTGTTGAGTTGGTAGGTAAAAAGCCAAAAAATAAGGCTGTAGACAACTTTAAAGCAGAAACGACAGATAATAATAATGAGTAGAAGAAAAGCCGTTATATCGGGCGAAAATAAGCCAAAACAAGACGTTTACGCTTGGGGCTCTCTTAATTCGGGAGTGCATCCGTTTAAAGTGGACGATATTTTCAGAGAACCGACAAAAGAAATTTTAGATCGGACGGTCTGGGAATATGTACCCTTTTCGACTTATGATCTTTGCAGGCTCGACCGATTGCAGGCTATTTGTAATAATAGTCCGACAACGGCTGGCATAATTCAGCAAAAAGTTAACTATTTCGGAGGCGATGGATTTTATACGGTTCCTGCAGCTACAATGTCTATGCTTGCAAGTTTAAAGACAGCAAAAGTAGAGGCTCAGGAAATAACGGAAGAGCAGATCCAGTCTTTGAATGATTGGCTTACTTTATTGACTCCAGAAGGTTTAAATGTCGAGGAGTTGACGGCTAAAATTTGCAAAGATTTTGCGAGCTTTGGCAATGCCTTTATCGAAGTTCAAAGGATCAAAGTAGGTCAGACTAAAAAGTATTATTTGCGCTGCTTGCCGATTAACTGGTGCCGACCTCGAAAAGCGGCAAAAGATAGCATTTATCCAACTCATATAGGGGTGTCGGACGAATTCGAGGAAGCTTGGGAAATCACTCCGCAAAATGTGACTGACTTGCCTATTTTTCCAGCTTTCGAAAAAATCGGAGGGGTTGAAAAGTCAATAGTTCACTTGAAAAATTATGAGCCTACTTTGGTTTATTGGGGCATCCCTGACTGGGTAAGCGCTAAAATCTGGGCGGAGCTCGAGTATCGCATCCCAAAGTTTAATCAAAGCAAGTTCGAAAATGGTTTTACTCCTTCGGCTATTATTTCGCTCTTTGGCTCAGCCAATCAAGAGGAAGCTCAACAAGTAGTTCGAGCAATGAAGGAATGTTTCACGGGTACGGGGAATAATTCTAAAATGTTTATTCAGGCTTTGAGAGATCCGACTTATAAAAGCGACGTTCAAGTTTTGAATAGCAGCAACGAGGGCGAATTTTTGAACCTTCAAAACATGGCTCAGACTAATATCATTGCAGCGCACAGGTGGTCGGTATCGCTCACGGGATTAAGAACGGCTGGAAGCTTAGGAACAAATCAACAGATCCGCTCAGAGTTCGACA